GTAAGTTTAACGTGCGGAACCAATAAACCACACGGACGTCGCCACAACCCTCTACAGAGAGACGTCTACGGAGACAATTGACTCGAATTTGGTGTCCCATAAGGCCCGTGGCATAAGCGGGGCCAAATGGGGACCTTTCTTCTCGACCCGTCTGTTAACGCGCTGAAACCCTAAGATCCCATCACATACCGAAGTGTAGCACTCAATAAGATCATTCTCCCAAACACCGTAAACGGTGTGGAGAAAGGAGCCTAAATAATCGGGGTCGATGGTGTCAGCATTCACGGTCAATTCTCGCAGTTCCTCTGGAGTGTACTTGTACGCCATAGCCTGATTCCTCATGTCCATGAAGGGCTTAGGCGATAATTGTTCGGCTGTGTTAAGCAGGAGAGCTCGTAAGGAGGCGATGTGCCGATGTTCATACGCGGCTGACAAAAGCTTGCCGGCCATGTAATCTTCATCGCTGACAGCCCGGTTGTTATTGCTCCGGACTGGTAATTTGCACACAACGCGCCCAAACGAAGGCACGGGGAAGGTTCTTTTGACACTGGGCACGAAGCGCTTGCGCAAGAACGTAGCTTGCTCACGCCTCTCCACGACGACTCCCTCAGTCTTCATGCCCGATCCAGATGCGACGGCCTCGAAGGTTTCACACAAATCCCTGCGAGGTTGTTCCGTCAACACTAACCCATCATCCCCGTATACCAACGTGGTACTTTCCGTGATTCCCGCTTGCGCCACTGCCGCCAAGGAGGTGACTGCATTGACATACCCGTTGCCAGTGGTGGTAGTAACCTCTCCACTCCAACGTTGACCCTTTACCTGGCCCTTAACACCGTAACGCGTGAATACCCTCACACTAGTGTTAGACGCAAACTCACGGACGAACCACTTCGGTGCACCAAGTTTGTAGTAAAACATGGCTTCATGCTTACGAACAGCCGCGGGTTGTGTTCCGTCGTTGTTCTTAAAGTCGTTCTCGAAAGCCTGGCCTGGGGTGTGATGAATAATATCAGCGATCTCGTCAGCGGTCATTCCCACGCAGTAGATGACTTTGTTCCCGGTGTTCTTGGGATTCGTGCGTGAGAGTTCCTCTGCTATACGGCGAGACAGGTAGAACACAACTGATCCCAATACAAGATTGTACATGTCGCCTCCCTGATAGACGACACGAGGTTGGGATCCGTCGTGCTTGAGCAAAACCTCAGCTTTTGCAAAGAC